TGACCTCAACGACACCGAAGCGACCGCGTTCGCCGAGGCCCGGGCGAAGATCACTTCGGCCGACGCCGAGATCGACCAGCTCCAGGCTCGGGTGACCGAACTCGAAGCGATCGAGGCCCGCAAGTTCAGCGAGGCCGCCAGCCGCCCGTCTCCTGCCGGTGGCGCCCACGTGCGTTCCGAGGCCCGCACATACAACCCCGACGCAGAGCGCCGCGACGGGCTGAACTTCCTCGCCGACGTCGCCGCCGCCCAGCGGTTCAACGACCAGGGGGCGGCCCAGCGCCTCTCTCGGCACATGGCTGAGGAGCGTGTCGAGCGTCCAGGGATCGAGTCCCGCGCCGTCGCCACCTCGGCTTTCGCCGGGTTGGTGGTCCCGCAATACCTCGTCGACATGGTGGCCACGACCCGCCGTGCCGCCCGTCCGCTGGCTGACATCGCCAACAAGCACCCGCTACCCGCTTCGGGGATGACCGTCAGCATCTCCAAGTTGACGACCGCCACCTCGGCCGCGTTGCAGACCCAGAACAACGCCGCCTCCGAAACGAACATGGATGACACCCTGTTGACGATGGACGTGCTCACGTCGGCCGGTCAGCAGACAGTGAGCGTGCAGGCCCTCAACCGTGGGTCCGGCATCGAATCGGTGGTGCTCGGCGACCTGCTCGGGGCGATCGACACGAACCTCGATTCGACGATGATCACCCAGGCCACCACCGGCCTGAACGCGGTGACCGACGCGAACCTGGACATCGCCTACACCGACGCCAGCCCCACGGCGGCCGAGTTGTGGCCGAAGCTGTTCGACGCCATCCAGCAGGTGCAGACCGGCTACTACGGCGGCGTGTCCCATCTGGTGATGCATCCTCGCCGGTTCTGGTGGTTGGCGTCGAACGTGGGGACGAACTTCCCGTTCGTGAACTTGGTCGGCGCAGGTCCCCAGTCTGGCGGGTCCGTGAACACCACCGAGTACGGCAAGGGCGCCTCCGGGTTCCTCGCCGGTCTGCCGGTGATCGTAGACGCCAACATCGCCACCAACCTTGGCGCAGGCACCAACGAGGACGCCATCTACGCGGTGACCGCCGAGGAAGTTCACCTGTGGGAGGACCCGGTGGTGTTCATCCGTGCCGAGCAGACCAACGCCGCCAGTCTTGGCGTCCTGTTCGTCGCCTACAAGGACTTTGCCTACACGGTGTCCCGCTACACGAGCGCCCACGCCCGGATCAACGGCACAGGCCTGGTCACGCCGACCTTCTAGTCGGCAGGGACGCCAGAGGTGGAGGCGCCGCGCAACATGCGGCGCCGCCCGGTTCGACTCCGGGTGTCCCACTCATCCACCTCAAGGAGGTTTCATGTCTCGTGTCGATGCACTGTTGACAGAGCGCGAAGGCTACGCCCGTCGTGGCTTGCTTGGTCGTGTAGCGCAGGTTGACGCTGAGTTGGCCCGCTTCGGGGTCGGGGTCGAGTCGACCACCGACGCACCACCGGAGCGGGTGGTGCCTGCCGCTCCTAAGCCTCGTGGGCGCCCGAAGGCTCACTGATGGCTCTTGTCTCCGATGCCGAGTTCATCGCCTATGTCCTGCCTGATGTGGCCGGGGCGGTGTCACAGGACAGGGCGGCGAACGCCTTGGCCGCGGCGCACCAGGCGATCTATTCGCATTGCGGCCGTGACTTCGCTGTGGCCTCAACATCCTCGGCGCGCACCTTCCGCCCCGAGCCGCATTCACGGCGCCTGTCGATCAACGACTGCACGACGATCACGAGCGTCGTCGAGGACGGGGCGACACTCACGGTCAACGTCGACTTCGTCGCCGAGCCGCTGAACAACCGCGACGAGGTGGGCCGCACCGTGCCCTACACCCAGCTCGCCCGCTACAACGCCTACTGGATCACCGATGACGTGCTGGCAACGGTGACGGTCACCGCCGCCTGGGGGTGGGCCGCTCAGCCGGCGGGGGCCATCGAGGCGTGCAAGATGCTCGCCAAGGACCTGATGCTTGCTCGCGAACTGCGGGGCGATATCGCTTCGTTCGGCGAGTTCGGGGCGGTGCGTCTGCGGGAGAACCGCCAGATTGCTTCACTGCTCGAGCCGTTGCGTCGGTTCGAGTCCTGGGCCGGTGTCGCATGATCGACCCGACGGCGATGGTCGAGGCGATCGCCGCCCAGCTGTCGCCAACCGGTCTGAACGTCTACGCCTTCCCTGATCGGGCGTACGCCCTCGATGCTTTGACGATTATCCCCGTGTCGCCGTTCATCACCTACGACCGCACCTTCGGTGCGACGGGTATCGCCGAGGTGTCGTTCGATCTTGAGGTGCGCTTGTCGACGGCGGGTGGTCTGGAGCCTGCCTACCGGCACATGTACCAGTTGCTCGGGACTGACAACGCTGTGGCGATCTTCGACCTGTTGCGTGCCGACCCGACGTTCGGTGGGCTGATCCATCACGGGCTCGCCCGTGAGGTGTCGGCCCCACGTGAGGAGATGACCGACCGGGGCGACGAGCTGGTTGCCGTGTTCGGGATCACGATCTTTGAGAGGAGAGGCTGATGGCCCCTCGTGTTGTTACGGCCGCGCAGGTCATTGTCGACACGTTCGACGTTTCGGGGTGGGTTGGCACGATAGGTGACGCCCCCGGTTCGTTCGAGTTGAAGGAGCGCCGCACGTTCGGTGACCGCGGGTTTATGCGCCGCATGCCTGGTGTGCGTGACGGGTCGTGGAAGCTCGACGGGTATGCCGACCACGAGGAACTCGTCGGGGTGTCTGCCTTGTTGACGCCTGCCGATCTGGGGTTGTCGAAGGCGGTGTCGATTGCGTTGCCTTCAAGTGGTTATGACGTCGCCGCCGGCGACTGGTGCCAGTTCGGTTCTGGCCGGTTGTCTTCGATCTCTACGGCGGGTTCGTCGGTTGGGGAGCTGGCCCCGTTCGGGGTCGAGCTCCAGTCGACGGGCGCGTTTGTTCTGTCGGGCAAGGTGGGTGCCCCGTTGGCGTCGAGGACGACTTCGGGGCTGACGGGCACCGCTGTCGCCCTCACTGGCCCCGGGTCCGGCCAGTCGTTGTATGCGTTGTTGCAGGTGACGGAGGCTGCCGGGACGAACCTTGTCGTCAAGGTCCAGTCCGACGACAACTCGGGTTTCACGTCGGCCACCGACCGGATCACGTTCGCTACGACTTCGGCGATCAGCACCCAACTGTTGTCGGTTGCCGGCGACTTGTCGACGGAAACCTATTGGCGGGTGACGGCGACGATTGCCTCGGTGACGTTCTCGTTTGCCTGCTACTTCGGGATCGTCTGATGTGGCCGACCGTTGCGTTCTCCCATTTCGGTGAGTCGTTCACGCCCGCCGTGTCGGTGCCTGCCGATCATCCGATGATCACTGCCCGCCCCGATCTGTTCACCGCAGACAAGCCCAAGCCCACCACCACCCCCCGCAAGCCCAAGGAGTAACCACTCATGGCCATTTCCGTTGCCACTACCTCAACCATTTTGCTCGGCACCGCCTGGACCGGCACCGCCCCCGGTGCGGCGGCGACGCCGTCGGGGACGATCAACTCCGGGTCCGGCACCTACATCGATGTCACCTCGTACTGCCAGTCGGTTGAGGTGCCGATGTCCTCCGAGCAGAAGGACGGTGAGACGTTCGGGTCTGCCGGCTTCAAGGTCCGCTACGCCGGTGTGAAGGATGGTGCCTTGACGTTGACGTTGCTCAACGACTTCGCCACCGGCCTCCTCGACGACAAGCTGTACACCTTGTTTGCCGCCCAGTCGTTGACCTACTTCGACGTGAAGCCCACCTCGGCCGCCCGGGGGACGTCGAACCCGTCGTTCGTCGGTGCCGTCTACATCAACGATTACAAGCCGATGCAGGTGCAGGTCGGCAACCTGGTCGTGATGCAGTACACATGGCCGACGACCGGCCAGTTCATCAGACTGACTGCCTGACGCCCGTGTCGACGCCGGCTGATCTGTCGAAGCTGTCTGCCGATCTGTTGTTGGTTGCGCGCCAGTTCGACCAGAAGGGGCGTGAGGCGATGTTGTCGAGGCTCGGCGTTCCGGCCAAGAAGGATTTCGAGAAGGCCGTCAAGGCGGACGCCGGCGGAGACCTGGTTCTGTCCGGGTGGCCGAAGGCCCGCTTCGGCGCCCGCTACGACCTGGAGGGCGGGGCGATGGTGGTCCGCCCAACCCCGAGGGCGGGGGGCCCGACCCGGGTCCTGGAGTCCGGCCGCAAGCCGGGCAAGGTGCCCAAGGGGAAAGGCGGTCGGCGCGGGATGGCGTTCAATAGGACGCTGCGCACTCCGTGGGGACCGCGAACCTTCAGTAACAAGGCTCCGATGTCCACCGGTCGCACCCGCGGTAAGGGCACCTGGACCGATGCGACCGAGTTGATGCAATCGACGGTCGACGAGCTGTTGCCCGACTTCATTCTGGACAAGGTGGGTGAGATCCTTGGCTGACAAGCAGATGAAGTTCACCCTTGACTTCTTGGCGAAGACGGCGGGGCTGAAGGACGCCGCCGAGCTGTCGGACAAGTTGGGCGACAAGCTTGACGAGGCTGCTGATTCGGGTGCGCTGTTGGCTGCGGCGTTGCACGTCGCCGCCGACAAGATCGAGGGAGACCTTGAGGACACCCGGCTGATAGCCGACAGGCTCGGCAACGCTCTCGGCCCGGACCTGTCTGCCAAGTTGGGCCAGTCTGGTCTTGACGACATGGCGCGCAAGTTTCAGGATGCCGGGCTCTCTGTTGCCGACGTCGACCGCAACATCGACAAGCTGGCCGATGGGGTGAAGCGGCTCGATGCCGTCTCTGGGGCCGCGCAAGGCATCGACAAGTCGATGCAAGATGTCACCAAGACGACCGACAACTCTCGCTCGGTGATGGCGAACTTCACCGGGAACGCCATGCAGGAGATCCCGGGCGTGTCTGGGGCGATGGGTCCGCTGAACATGGCCATTGGTCAGTTCGCCGAATATGCGGCCGAGGGCAACATTCAGTTGGGGAAAATGGCTCAGATGGCGGGGCCGATGGCGGGGGTCGTCGTCGCCTTGGAGCTGGTGAAGAAGTACATGAAGGAAGTGGCCGAGGTCAAGGCGTGGCGCAAGGATCAGGTCGACGAGTTTGTCGATTCGCTCAAGGAGGGTGAGAGCGTCGCCGCCGACTTCCGTGATCGGCTTGCCGAGGCGGGCAAGATCGAGTGGCACATGAACCGCATGTTCGGCGGCGACGCCCTCGGCGCGCTCGCCGAGGCAGGACTGTCGGTCGACGTGTTCACTAGCGCCGTCATGGGTGGCCAAGAGGGCGTGCAGAAGTTGAGCGATGCGCTCAAGAACTCTGGCGTCGACGGCGGCACCTACATGAGCGTGATGGGTGCCGCCACCTCGTACCAGGACACCTACAACCAGTCGCTCAAAACGCATGCCGAGCTAGTGAAGGTGGGGTTGGCCCCGGCGCTTGCCGACATGGGGGACAAGGCGGCGAATGCTGCCCCGAAGTTGGGCGACATGGCGGGCGCTCTGGACACGGTCGGGCAGCGTGCAGAGGATGCGGACGCCTTCTTCGACGGGCTGCGCTCCTCCTATGACTTGTTGATGGAGTCGATCGACAAGGACCAGTCGTGGATCGATCTGGAGACACAGTGGGATGACCTGCGCGTCGCCGGCGAGACTGCCTTCGCCGCCGCCGTGTCTGGGTCTGCTAATGCTGAGCAGGCGGCGAGGGATTATCAGACCGAGATCAACAACACGAAGATAATGGTGGGCGAGTACGGCAAGGAAGTGCTCGGGCTCCCCGATGAGGAGATAACCGAGATCATCGCCGAGATCGACTGGGAGAGCGTCGACGACGCTGAGGCGACCTTCGCCCGGCTTGCGCGGACTCGGCTGGCACTCCTCCAGATCGACACTCGCGTCTCGTCGACAACCGCCGCGGTTAATGCTCGTGCAGATGGTGGCCCGGTCCACCCCGGCTCCACCTACGTCGTGGGCGAGCGTGGCCCGGAGGTGATCACGATGGGGTCCTCGGGCGGCAACGTGACCTCGTCGGGCGGTGGCATGGGTGATCCCGCCGAGTTCGGCCGGTTGGCCGCCGAGGCATTCGCCCGTGTGCTGCGCACGCAGATGAGGGCCGCCTGATGGCGACCGTCGATTTCGACACCGTGTGGATCCAGTCCGCCGCTGACCTGTCCGACGGGGTCGAGCTCGGGTTACGGGCGTGGTCATCGCCGACCTCGGCGGTGGTCGAGGTTCGCCGCCGGGCCGGTGGCCGGTTGGTGTCGGTGTCGACGCCGGGCGTGTCGCGCAAGGTGATGGCCACCGTCGCCATTACCGCTCGTGACGACCTGTCGTGGCTGGAGGGGATGTGTGGGGCGCTGGTGCTGGTGCGTGGTGCCCGTGGGCAGCGGGTGTGGGGTGTGTTCGATCTCGTCGAGGGGCCTGAGCAGACGTGGCCGGAGTTCCCCTTCGATGTCCAGTTCACCCTGTCAGAGGTGACCGTCAGTGAGGTCGTGTGACCATGAAAGGGATGTGTGATGGCCAAGTACACAGATGATGCGGTGCTCAATGCGGCACTGGCGAAGGTGGCGACGTGCACCCGACAGTCGTTGTGTTCGGGGCAGCCTGCGAACTTTGCGGGAATCGCCGCTGTGTCGCTCGGCTCCTACACGCTGACGGCCGGTGACGGCAACGGCGACTATGTGATCGCCAACGGTGACGTGTCGGGGCGCAAGCTGACGGTCGGCGCCCAGTCGGGGAACAACGCGACGGCGTCGGGGTCGGCAACCCATGTCGCCCTCGACGATGGGACGACACTTTTGCATGTGACGACGTGTGCGACGGTTTCGACGAACTCGGGGCAGCCGTTCACGGTCGCCGCCTATGACATCGAGTTCTTGGACGTGACCCCATGACGCCAGACGCCTTGAGAACCATCCTCGAAAACATCGATGCCGAGTACAGAGCGGCGTACGGGGATGTCTCCACACTGACAGACGCGGTGAAAGTACAGCAGGCGACTATCTCTGACCTTGAGGTGAAGGTGTATCTGCTGACCGGCCACGTCGGCGCTTTAGAGGCCGAGATTGCCGCATTGAAGGCGGCGCAGACTCCGCTGAAGTCGAAGATGCTGATGGGTGCGACCATCGACAAGCGCGACAGCACCCAGGCGGCAGAGCGGGCAGCGTTCGAGGCCAAGACCGGCCCGCTGCAATGCCGGAGGGTGTTCCTGTCGGGCGCGCCGACCGTAGCCAACCTCGCCACCGCCTTGGCCCAGGACAAGGACCGCAATCATCGCATCCTGTCCTACAAGGGCGACGCCTCCGATGACGTGCTGCGCTCGATCCCGCAGGACGGGTTCAGGACCTGGCTCGTCAAATGGCACGAACCGGAGAACGATGGCGGCACTCACACCGCCGCATGGTTCCGGGCGCAGACCGATGCACACATCGCCCAAGTGAAGCGGCTCGGCAGGCCCGACCTGATCCCCGCCTTCGTGCTGATGGGCTGGCTGGAGCGGGACGCCAATGCGGCCACCACATCGGCCGACTGGTTTCCCGCCGACAAGACCGGTGTTGTGCTGCTCCTCGACCCCTACGACCCGAACAACAGGCTTACGCTCGCCCAGGCCACCAAGCCGACCCTCGACCTGTGGCGGGCCAACGGTGGCACCCGTTGGGGCATTGCCGAGACCGCCACCCATCGCACCGGGGAAGCCGGGGCTGCTTGGGTGCGCGACGGCCACGCGTGGGCTACGGCAGAGGGGGCAGAGACGCTGCTGTGGTTCCATTCGGCCGTTGGTGCCGAGGGCCCGTGGTGGATGGACGACCCCGCCGTGTGCGCCGCCTGGCGTGCCCTGAACGTGGAGTGACCCACTGAGAGGGGGCCGCTGAGATGGCCATAGCGGTCTCCCAGCTTGATATCAGGCTTGACACCTCACCGGGTGCCACGTCGGAGGTATCCAACTCGGTCGCCTACACGGCGGGCAACGTGTA